ATGAAACTGACACTCGACCAGACACGCGCAACCATCAGCCTCTTGGATGACAACATCCGCCACTTGGAGGCGCAACTTGACGCGCTCGACCCAGCCAGCCCAGCCGCAGAGACGAAGGACAGGCAATTGCAAGTGCTGTGTGACCTTCTCTTTGCGCTGCGTGATGACGCGGAGCGCATGGAGGAGGCAGAGACCAGAGCAGGCGCGGAAGCCCGCTGGCACTACCACAACGAAACAGACACGCTCTACCTTTACTGAGGAGCACCAGAAATGACCGCAGCAACCAAAGCCCGCGAGGCCAAGTTCAAAGTTGAGTTCGCCATGATGCTACTCATGGCCAGCCGTGACGAAGAGGCCACCAAGTGTTTCACCCGCGCCCTAAACCTACTGGCCGAGATCATTAACGAGGAGGAGGAAGCCCATGCGCCTGCGTGACCTTATCACTGACGCAATCGGGGCCATTTGCATCATGGCGCTCCCCTTCGTCACCCTGTGGCTGGCCTATGGGCTCGGCTACTGACCTTCCGCCGCACCTGCGGCAAGCCCTCAACGCGCTGGGTGTGGTGCTTCCTAAGCCGCCCAGCGCACCAGAGCAGCCCAAGGCGCATCCAGTGCCTTGGGTTCCTTCATACCCAAACGAAGAACCACCGTTCTAAGGAGAGAGAACACATGACAACATTCCTAGAGTTCACCCGTGACCATTCGCACCTGATGTGGCGCGGAGACCACCACAGGAAGTCAGTGCGTAAAGCCGAGATATTCGCGCAGCACGGAGACTTTGACACGCGCCACATTGGCGACTTTAAGCCGCGCCATGTTCACGAGTTCTTTGATGCCCTTGGTGCGCGAGGCCTGAGTGACAACACAGTAAACCACTACGCCGCTATGCTGACGAAGGTTTTTAAGCAGGCAGTGAGGGAGGAGTTGATTGACCACACGCCCGCCTTTACATGGCGGCACGTTGAGGACAACCAGCGCCCCCTATACTTCACCAAGGGCCAACTTGAGAAGGTGGAACAGTGGTTCAGTGATTCAGAGGAACCTTGGATCAGTCACTTTGTGGTCATTGGCCACCAGACGGGCATGAGGCTGGGGGAAATCTGCCAAGTCACGCCCGACAAGATCGTGCAGGATGACAACGGGCATACTTGGGTCTACCTCGCCAAGACAAAGAACGGGCACGAGCGCTGGGTGCCTGTGAACGAGCGCACCAGAGCAGCCTTGCGTGCCTTGGGTGATGATTGCACGTCATACTTCGAGCACACCCGCTTCTATCGTGCTTGGGGGCGTATGCGGCGTGATGTGCTGCGGAACGACAAGCGCTATGTGTTCCACACCCTGCGACACACTGCCGCAACAGTGATGGCCAATGACCTCAAGGCAAACACCGCAGTCATTGGCATCCTACTTGGCCACAGGAGCGAGAAGACAACGCGCAAGTATATCAAGGCCAAGCCCAGCGCCTTACAGCAACTTGCCGCGCAGATGGCAGGTTGATCCAAAGGCGACCAATTTCTAGTGCTGTGACGATTTTTGGACAGAGACAATTTTACTTCTGTCCCCCTCTAGAAGGACCACAGAAGAGAGCACAGACATGACGACGCGAGACCTAGAGCCAAACGCGGCTTATGAACTTCGGATGCGTGAGATTGGCAAAGACAAGTGGAACGACAGGCACCTAGAGGCGACTGAAGTCTCTGAAAGACCCCACCACTTCAACAAACTCAAACAAGCCTTGCCCAAAGTCTCCTTGGGCATCGCTCAGGCTCTAAAGGAGCAAAAGAAGACTAAAGGTCGGCCACCTGCTTGGGTGACTGACCTTGCATCTGTTGACCCTGATGTGTTGGCCTATGTTGGCCTACTGTGTTCATTTAATGGGGTGTTGAAGGATCATTCAGTCACTCAAGTGCTACAGAACATTGGTGAACTGATTGAGAAAGAGTTACTCAAGCGCGACTTGATGCTTGACGACAAAGCAGCCCATGCCGAGGCAGTAGCAGCCGCAGAGGCGCTGGGCCTAGAGCGGCCCAAGACCATCAACACCAACAAGCGCCTGATTGATCAGGTGACGCAGGCCCACACGTCTCCCAAGTATCGACTGAAGGCACTGCGGATCATTGCGGAAAAGAATGGCACTCACTCGCTCAACTTCGGAACCGCGAAGACACGTCAAGAGCGTCAGGCACTCAAGGAGCGCAGGAGCAAACTAGCAGCCCCTGTCCTTTCCAATGTGTTGGAGTTCTCAGACGTGTTTGACAAGGTGTTAGAGGTGGAGGGTAAGAATAACACCAGCCTCCGTCTCGCCTTCACTCAGGAAGCACTGACACAGTTGGAGCGCGAAGAGCGTTACCTGCCTTGGATGTGTCCCATCTTTAAGCCAATGCTGGCGGAGCCTAAGCCTTGGAAAGACTTTGACACAGGGTGCTATCACGACGACTTCTTGGCCTCTTGTGTCAAACTGGTGCGCCAAGCCACGTTAGAGCAGGAGCGCTCTATTCGCCACGCAATGGCGCAGGGTGCTCCTCAGTATGTCCGAGCAGTGAACGCCCTTCAGGCAACTCCTCTGGCCATCAACCACCAAGTGCTAGAAGCCGTGCAATGGGCTTGGGATGAGCAGAAGCAGTTTGGCAAGTTCCCTACCACACAACTGCCTGACTTCCCGCACCTTCCTGAGAACTGGCAGGAACTGGATAGGAGTGTTGTTGCAGAGATGAAGGCAGACATTCGGCGTCACCAGAAACTTGTATCACAGGTGAAGGGTGCCGCCGAGGTCATGCGGCAGGACTTGCAGACTGCCCACGAACTAGCAGCCTTCGACAAGTTCTATCTGCCTGCCAACTTGGACTTTCGAGGCCGCATGTATTTCATCCCAAACTTTAACTATCACAGGGATGACCACATCAAGGCACTGTTCACCTACTACCGTGGATATCAGGTAGAAGGTAACAACGTCTTCTGGCTAAAGGTGCATCTGGCCAACACGGGCGACTTTGGCAAAATCTCCAAGCAGCCCCTACAGGCGCGGGCTGACTGGGTGGACGACAACTGGGACTTACTGATGGAGATTGCCACAGACTACCGTGGCACTTTTGACAAGTGGTCCAAGGCCGACAAACCTTTTCAGTTTCTGGCGGCGGTGTTTGAACTTGAGCGCTATCAGCGCGAAGGGGATGACTTCGTGTGCTATGTGCCCATCTCTCTTGATGGGACCAACTCTGGGGTGCAGCACTATAGTGGCATCAACAAGAGTGAAACCGAGGGGCGTCTAGTCAATCTGGCCCCTAGCGACGAGATGGCAGACATCTACCGCACCAACGCGGAGAGGGTAATCAGGGTGCTATCTGATGTAGTCAACGACGACAGTCCGTTTAACATTAGGCGGGATGACAGTCGCACCAAAGGTGAACTTGCGAAGGCGTGGCTTGACTACGGAGTGACGCGAAGCACCCTCAAGCGCTCTGTGATGACCTTTGGCTATTCGTCAAAGGCTGTCGGTATGTCTGCCCAGTTTGTCGAAGACCTTATGAAGCCACTGCAACGAGATGTGGCCTATGGGAAGATCAACAAGCACCCTCTGGGGGCGACAGAGAACGAGCAGTTTGAGGCCGCACGGTTCATGGCTGAAATATGCTACTCTTCGATCAAAGACACTCTGCCAACAGTGTCTGAGGCGATGGAGTGGTTGCAGTGTGTGACCGAGGCTCTGGCGCGGGAGAACAAGCCTATCAGGTGGACCTCTCCGAGCGGCTTCCCGATTGCTCAGGACTACCGCAAAACACGGCGCAAGGAGATAAAGATTTTCCTTTATGACCGTGCCATCAAGTCGCGCACCCGCACCAAGTCCAGCCTACAGGAGGAACTGGACCAAAGTGACGTAAAGAAGGCCTGCAACGGCATCGCACCCAACTTCATCCACGGATGTGACGCAGCGCATATGCACCTACTGATCTGCAAGATGCTGGATGAAGGCACCGCCGAGGACTTCTTCATGATCCACGACAGTTTCTCTGTGAGTGGCGATGTGTGGGACTTGTTCCACGGCGTCAGGGAAGCCTTTGTGGACATGTATTCGGGAAAGTGTGTGTTTGAGAAGTTCGAGAATGAGGTGCGACAGCAACTGTCAAACCCCGCCCACGAGTTCCCAAGAAGCATCCCGACCAAGGGGACTTTGGACCTAGAAGCCATCAGAGAAAGCCAGTTCTGCTTCTCGTGACTTCTGTCCCCCTATTGAAGAACAGGAGCGTTCTCCCCTCCCTTCCTCTCTTGTTCTTCACTCCTCTCTTCCTCGACTGGGGTGGCTGTAGTGGCCACCCCTTTTTCTATTACAAAGGAACGACACACGAATGGCTAAAGTGACCAAATTTCTGACCTCAGTTGGACGTGCAAAATACCCCCACCTGAACCGCCCAGACACTGCCTTTGACACGAACAGTCCGAAGTATAAGACGGAATTGATCATCTCAAAGGAGGACGCTGCGCCTCTGGTCAAACTGATCAAAGAGACCGCTGCTGAAGAGTTTGGCAACAAGAAGAACATTCGGCTTCCCTACACTGTTGACGAAGAGACTGGTGAAGTCTCCTTCAAGGTGCAGAGCAAATATCAGCCGAAGTTCTACGACACCAAAGGCAACCCCATCACTCCCAGCGCGCTCCCGAATATCGGCGGCGGTTCCCAACTGCGCGGTGGTGGCATCCTGAACCTCTACAGTGTCAGCGGCACCTCTGGTGTTGGCCTGATGCTGGATAAGATTCAGGTGGTGGAAGTCTCAGGCGGCTTTGGTGGCGTAGATGATGGCTTTGACGCCATCGAAGGCTCCTTCGTAATGGGAGCCACGGATGTGATGGATGCTGTGACGACAGACCTCACAAAGGACGACTTTGACTTCTAATCTCCCTAGAAGGGACAAAGCGTTCTACAGGGGTGTTGCGGCTGGCTACCGCTCAGGCCTTGAAGATACCATCGCCCAGCAACTTCATTCCCACAACATCGAAGTGCAGTATGAGGCTGACCGCATCGCGTATGTGATACCCGCAAGGAGCGCGAAGTATACTCCCGACTTCAAACTCCCAAAGCGAAGCGGTCACTGGTATCTAGAGACCAAGGGCATCTGGTCTGTTCAGGATCGGGCAAAACACATCCTGATCAAGCAGCAACACCCCGACATCGACATCCGCTTCGTGTTCTCCAACGCGAAGGCAAAACTCTATAAGGGGTCTAAAACCACCTACGCAGACTATTGTCAGCGCTATGGGTTTAAATGGGCACACAAGACGATCCCTGACGAGTGGATCGCAGAGTGCCTGCAAAAGTGAGAGCAACGAGGGGCGGCTTAGGTCGCCCCTTTTTCTTTTGGGGAAGATTATGGAAAAGACAAACCGAGAAGGGGCGGAGTTTGTTAGCCACGAGGCCTGCGACAACTGCGGATCAAGTGACGCTAATGCCCTCTACAGTGACGGATCAAATTGGTGCTTCGCCTGTCAAACATACACACCCAGCGACGACGACAGTTTCGAGCAGACCATCAAGACCGCCCAGCGCCGCGACTTGATCGACGGTGACTACATGGAACTCAGGTCTCGTGGGCTGACTGAGGCCACATGCCGCAAATTTGGCTACACTGTTGGCAAGGTCGCTGGTGAGGTGGTGCAACTGGCCACCTACAAGACACGCCAAGGTAAGCCTGTGGCGCAAAAAGTGCGGACAAAAGACAAGCGATTCTCCGTAGTCGGTGAGGCGAAAGAGATGGGCCTGTTTGGCTGGCACCTGTGGTCTTCAGGCAAGAAGATTGTGGTGACTGAGGGCGAGATTGACTGCATGACAGTTAGTCAGGTGCAGGGACACAAGTTCGCCACAGTGTCTGTCCCACACGGTGCCCAGAGCGCCAAGAAGCACCTACTGAAAGAGATCGACTATCTTACGAACTTTGAAGAAATCGTGTTGATGTTCGATCAAGACACCGCAGGCATAGAGGCCGCAAAAGCCTGTGCCGAGGTGCTACCCCTTGGGAAGACCAAGATTGCCGTGCTGCCCTACAAGGACGCCAATGAGTGCCTCTTGAATGGGGACGCAGGGTCAATCATCACCGCCATCCACCAAGCAGCACCATTCCGCCCAGATGGTATCGTCAGCATGTCTGACATGCGCCCCGTGATTACAGCAAAGGACGCAGAAAGCCCCATCAAGTATCCATACCAAAAACTGAATGAGATGTTGAAGGGGATACGAACAGGTCTTGTGACCATCGCGGCTGGATCTGGTGTCGGCAAGTCAACTCTGATCCGTGAGATTGCCTACAAGATACACGAGGATGGGTTCACTGTTGGCATGATGATGCTCGAAGAGAGCGTCAAGCGAACCGCTCAGGGCCTAGTTGGTCTCCACATCAATAAGAACATCACCATTGATGACGAGGCGGCGACCGAGGCTGAGATAGAGACGGGCTTTGACGACATGATGGCGAAGGGGCCTATCTATCTTTTCGACCACTTCGGTTCCACTGACATGGACACGATTGAGAACCGCATTCGCTACATGAAGCATGGTCTCAACTGTGATGTGGTTTTCTTAGATCACATTTCGATCCTGATCAGCGGCATGACAGGAGAGACAACCAATGAACGCACAATGGTTGACTCTATAGTGCACAGGCTCCGTGTCCTGTGTTCTGAACTAGACCTAGCACTCGTGCTGGTATCACACCTACGCAGACCGAATGGCGACCAAGGCCACGAAGGTGGTGCGAAGGTGTCATTGGCGCAACTACGCTCATCACACAGCATCGCTCAACTCTCTGACGCCTGCATTGGCCTAGAGGTGGATGCTGAAGACCCTACAGCAGGCATCAGAAACCTAGTGGTTCTCAAGAACCGTTTCACAGGCGAGGTGGGGCCAGCGGGTCAACTCCAATACGACAGAGATAAAGGGCGTCTCATGTCTATTGACCACTTCATGCCCTTCTAATGGAGACACCATGCAGACTGAGTTCCAATTTGCGGACATCAACATCCGCCCACAGATCGACTACGAGACACATGCAGACAAGGAAATCCTGAGTGTGGTCCTGAAGTCTGGCAAGCGCGGTATCATCGCAGCCGAGATTGTCGAAGAACTCCCCCATCTCCCATACGGCACTGCAACAAGTCGCTTTCAGCCTCTGTTGCGTATGGGGAAGATTGAAGTGATCGGACGCCGCAAAGGTCCGAGCGGGCGCATGCAAAAGATTTGGAGGCATGTGTCTTATGGCAACTATTAAGGTGTCCTACATCGACCACATGGGCAGTGACCTTTCTGTGGTCAACGCTGCGCGGGTTAGTTTCGGTAAGAAAAGTGACTGGAAATACTCTGCACTACAGGAAGGGCTGTTAGAGAAAGACGCAAAACTCATCAGTTACCTTGCGAACCACGAACACCTGTCTCCCTTCGGTCATGCCTTCGCATCCTTCCATGTTAAAGCACCCATATTTGTTGCCCGTCAGTTGGTGAAGCATAAGTTCCTACGTTGGAATGAGATCAGCAGACGTTACGTTGATGATGAACCTGAGTTCTATGTGCCTGATGTATGGCGTGGACGTAGTGCTGATAAGAAGCAGGGGTCTGAAGGTGTCGTTGATGTAGGTGATTGGGGCGATACTAACTGGGCCTGTCTCATTGCCTACAATGATCTGCTAACGCATGGAGTAGCACCAGAGCAAGCCCGTATGGTTCTCCCCCAAAGCACCATGACTGAGTGGTATTGGAGTGGTTCCTTGGATGCCTTCGCTTCGATGTGCAACCTGCGCCTCAAGGAAGATACTCAGTATGAAAGCCGCATCGTAGCCCAACAGATCAGTGACGTGATGAAAGAGATGTTCCCTGTGTCGTGGGCTTCACTGGTAGATGAAGGAGGACAGAAGGATGAGTGATCTACCAGAGGGGCGCAAACCTTTAACAACAGCCGACCTTATTAAAGCCATGCTGAACCTTACCACCTCAATAAAGGCAGGTGAAATGCCTACAGTTGACCCTACACACAACTACACCCTGAACGAATATCAGGCAGACATGTCAACCACTGCAATCTACAAGTTGAAGGTCATCTATCCTGCTCTTGGTCTTGCCAATGAGGCAGGTGAAGTCGGTGGTAAGATCAAGAAGTTGATCCGCGACGACAACGTCAGTTTCGATGGTGACTTCCAACTGACAGATAAGCAGCGCGCAGACATCGCCGCAGAACTCGGAGATGTGCTCTGGTATGTCGCAGCGCTGGGAAGAGACCTTGGCATCTCGCTGAACCAGATTGCCGTTATGAACCTTGAGAAACTGTTTTCCCGCATGGAGCGTGGGACTATCGGTGGCTCTGGGGATAACCGATGAGATGGGTGTTTGACCTAGAGAGCAACGGACTACTAGACACGATGGACAGGATACACTGTCTTGTCCTTCGCAGCCCAGACACAGATGAAGTCAGGGCGTTTCGACCAGATCAGATCGAAGATGGTGTGGCACTGTTGGTGGAAGCCGACGAAATCATTGGCCACAACATCGTAGACTTCGACATCCCCGCAATTCAGATCGTCTATCCAGACTTCGCACCGAAAGGCACGGTGACGGACACTCTGGTGCTCTCTAGGCTTATCAAACACGAATTGTATACGGACGATACCGAGCGTGGATTTAGCCATGAGGCCTTTCCTAAGCGTCTCTATGGCTCCCATAGCCTCAAGGCATGGGGCCTGCGTCTGGGCGACTTTAAGGACGACTATGATGGTGGTTGGGAGGCGTTCTCCGAGGAGATGCTAACCTACTGTATCCAAGACACCAAAGTGACAGACACGCTCTACAAGCACTTTATGTCAACGATGCCATCAGAGCACTCCGTCTATCTTGAGCATCGAATGGCGTCTATCTGCAAGGAGATCGGAAGCAATGGCTGGACCTTTGATGAAAAGAAGGCCGCTGTTCTTTACGCTGACCTCGCACAGAAGCGTCACCAGATTGAAGACACACTCAAAGACCTGTTCCCGCCTTGGGAAGTCACTGAAGACTTCCTACCAAAGAGGGACAACAAGACGCTTGGCTACAAGGCCAACGAACTGTTTGTCAAAAGTAAGACTGTCTACTTCAACCCATCTTCGCGCCAGCACATCCACAAGTGCCTAGTCGATAAGTATGGTTGGAAGCCTAAGCAGTTTACTGAGAACGGTCAGGCCAAGATTGACGAAACTGTCCTAGAAAGTCTGCCTTACCCAGAGGCCAAGCAACTTGCCGAATACTTCTTGTTACAGAAGCGGATCGGTATGCTTGCCGAGGGTAAGGGTTCGTGGATGAAGTTGGTTAGTCAAGATGGACGCCTTCGTCACCGATTGGTGTCTAATGGCACCACATCGTCACGAGCAGCCCACCAGTCTCCAAACCTAGGTCAGGTGCCAAGCACTGGGTCGGCTTATGGCAAGGAGTGTCGTGAGTTGTTCACTGTTCCAGAGGGCTGGTATCTCTGCGGCAGTGACCTTTCAGGCATCGAAGTCAGGTGTCTGGCGTCCTACCTGCATCCATATGATGGCGGCGAATATGCACAGCAGATACTTGATGGTGACATCCACACCTACAACCAAAAAGCGGCAGGCCTAGAGACACGCGCTCAGGCCAAGACATGGCTCTACGCCACGCTCTATGGTGGGGGTGACGCGCTGATTGGTGCCATCGCAGGCGGCGGTGCCCATCGCGGCAAGGAACTGAAGGCAAACTACGACAAGGCAGTCCCGGCCTTCGCTACACTCAAGAAGAACCTGAAGACCGCCTACGCCCGTGGGTTCATCAAGGCCATTGATGGTCGGAAACTCAAGATACGCTCCGAACACCGCTGCCTCTCACAACTCCTTCAGTCCTGCGGGAGCATCGTGAGTAAGCAGTGGGTGATGATGACTTACGACGAAATCAAAAAGCAACACGGTGATGAGGCATACATTGTGGGCTGGGTCCACGATGAAATCCAAGTTGCATGTAAGACAAAGGAAATAGCCGAGAATGTCGGTAATATCTCTAGACGAATGGCGGAAGCGGCAGGCGTTGCTCTCGGACTTAAAATCGCCATCGCCGCAGAACATTCCGTGGGACGAACTTGGGCTGACACACACTGAGGTTGACGAATACGTCGAGAACCTTGTGTCCCTCTATGTCGTCTTAGACAGGGCATGGCGAAACCCTTTCACAGTGAAGTCAGACTTTGCCCGCACGGGTGCACTGCATGTGGCAATCGCTGCATCTGAGGGCTTCATCACAACCAAAGTGGACATCGACTCGTGGGGCACCCGCTGGTGCATCACCGAAGTCGGAATGGAAGTTAAAGGCGAGATAGATGAAGTTCTTAAAGAAATCCTACCCCCGCACTACCCTAATCATTGACGGAGACCTCTACCTCTACAGGGCTACAACGTCCTGTGAGGAAGAGACCGATTGGGGTGACGACATATGGTCTCTATCCATAGACATCGCTGCCGCTAGGCGGGTGTTTGAGACCACTGTCGCCAACTTTAAGGCAGAGTTGATGGCGGAGGATGTGGTCATTACCTTCTCTGGTAACGACAACTTCCGCAAGACCGTCGATCCCCAATACAAAGCAGCCCGAAAGAAGACGCGGAAGCCTGTAGGCTACGCAGGGCTGCTTGAGTGGGTCAAAAGGAACTACGACGCCATTCAAGTAGACTGCTTGGAAGCAGATGATGTCATGGGCATCCTTGGGTCTGTAGATGGCACGAAGGCAATCATTGTGTCCGACGACAAGGACATGAAGTCCGTGCCTTCGAGACTCTACAGGCCCATGAGTGAGGAGAGGTTGGACATCAGCGTCGATGATGCTGACCGCTACTTCTTCACACAGACACTAACTGGTGACGTAACTGACGGTTACTCTGGCTGTCCAAAGATCGGACCAAAGACCGCCGAGAAGATACTTGGCCAGCGTCCACACTGGAACGCTGTGGTCCAAGCCTACCAGAAAGAAAACCTGTCGGCTGACTACGCGCTCACCCAAGCGCGTCTTGCCCGCATTCTTCGTGACTCTGATTGGGATGAAGCGACACAGACAGTCAAACTTTGGGAACCAGCATCATGACAGAAGACATCACAGAGAAGCCAAGTCACTACGCCCATTGGGACATCGAACCTATCGTTTTCATAATGAACAATGGTTTCGAGTTCTGGCGTGGCAACATCATCAAGTATGCGAGCCGCGCAGGCGCTAAGAAATACGATGGCCTCTCCCAAGAACAATCAGAAATCACGGACCTGCGGAAGGCACAGCGGTATTGCCAGATGCGTATCAACCAGATCGAAGGGAAACAACCGAATGAGTAACATTCTGCCTACGGACTATCAGGCATTTATCCACACCAGCCGCTATGCCAGATGGATCGAAGAAGAAGGCCGCAGAGAAACGTGGTCCGAGACCGTGGGTCGCTACATCAGCAATGTTGTGGCACCCAAGGTTGACGCAGAGACAACTCAAGAACTTGAGGAAGCAATTCTGAACCTTGAGGTTATGCCTTCCATGCGGGCTATGATGACCGCTGGAAACGCACTGAGCCGCGACAACACCGCTGGCTACAACTGTTCCTATACGCCCATTGACCACCAACGCTGCTTTGACGAAGTGCTCTACATCCTTCTCAATGGCACTGGTGTAGGCTTCTCTGTCGAGCGTAAATACACTGGCAGTCTGCCAGAAGTCCCAATCCTCAGTGAACTCGATTTGACTGTATGTGTTGAGGACAGCAAGGAAGGCTGGGCGGATGCCTACCGCCAAGTCGTTGAAGAACTCTATGCTGGTAACATCCCCAAGTGGGACGTTTCACAAGTGCGTCCTGCGGGTGCCCGCCTGAAGACCTTTGGTGGCCGTGCCTCTGGACCTGAGCCTCTTGTGGAACTTTTCCAGTTCACTGTGGACACCTTCAAGG